CCTATGAGTTTAGCTGTCGTATCAAGCAATACTTACACTTATCTTGATTTAAAACACGCTTCTTTCTTAAAAGAGTACAGCCCAACAACAACTGTGACAGGTCAACCTAAATATTACTCAATCTTTAGCCAAGACTCTTTTTCTCTTGCACCTGTACCTGATGCAATTTATACAGTAGAATTACATTACTTATATAAACCAGCTTCATTGACAAGTGGTAGTGACAGTGGAACGACAGTTCTTAGTACAGATTATCCTGATGCTTTACTCTATGGAAGTTTAGTTGAAGGTGCGATTTTTCTCAAAGAGACTCCTGATGTCATTGCTCAGTTTGAAGCAAGATTCAAAGAGGCAATCATGAGAATGAAAAACTTATCAGAAGGTAGAGATACTAGAGACGAATACAGATACGATAGCCTACGCTCAGTAGTATCGTAATGAAACCAATTAAATCGCTCAAGGGCAAGAGAGTTGCCTTGTTAGGTCTTGGCATATCACAAATAGATTATGTGATTGGCAAAGAAAATGGTAAAGAATGGGATGAAGTTTGGGGTATAAACTCAGCTTGTAGTGTTTTTAACTTAGATCGTTTGTTTATGATGGACCCTGCTAGTCGATTCTTAGACAGTGATGATGCAGGCAAACAAACTTTGGTTATGCGTAAGATGTTACCTGAGCTTAAAATACCTGTTTACACCTGTGAATTAGATCAAAGAGTACCAAAAGCCACTTTGTTTCCTATAGAAGAAGTTGCTAATGCTACTCAGTGTGCCTACTTTAACAATACAGTTGCTTACGCTTTAGGCTTTGCTATGTGGAATGAAGTAGAGTCTATTGATCTATTTGGCATAGATTTTTCTTATAGAAACGATTTACATTTTGCAGAAGCAGGCAGAGCTTGTGTTGAATTTTGGCTATCTAAAATGATGGATCATGGCATCACAGTAGGTGTTAGCCCTAGATCAACAGTCTTAGATGCTGATGTGCCACCTACAGAAAAGCTCTATGGCTATCATCGTTTAGAAAAACCTTTTTTAACTGTTATTCATGGCAACAAGTGGATTATAAAACCACATGATGAAATAGATAATCAATTAGCAAAAGATGGTTTTACTTTGCAAGAACATGAATTACCACCTGAGCCCTACAAAGGATAATGTCAGATAGCTTTATACAATTAGGCAAAGTAGAGGTTCATACCACAGAAAATAAAGGTCATGATCCTGAATTTTGGGCAAAACAAACCACTGAAAAAATCTTAGGCATATCAGAAAATGCACCTGAACATGTTAGGTTGCAAGCTGAGGCTTTCAAAAATCATATTTATAGTATAATCTTAGCTAATATAAACAGTGCGATAGAATCTAAAAAGGTTACTATGGTTGGTTTATTAGTTAAACAAGGTCATGAAGACATGGCTAAGATTATAAAGGAGCTATAAATGGCAATTACATCAGCAATATGTTCAAGTTTTAAACAACAAATACTTGTCGAAGGACATAATTTAACCAATGGTGCAGATTCTATTAAGTTAGCACTCTACACATCATCAGCAACTTTGGGAGCAGGTACTACTGTATTTGTAACCACAGGACAAGCTACAGGAACTAATTACAGTTCAGGTGGATCAGCATTAACCAATGTTACACCTGCGTTGTCAGGAACTACTGCTGTGTGTGATTTTGCAGATTTAACTTTTGGTACAGCTACAGTTACAGCTAGAGGTTGTTTACTGTATAACACTACCAATGGTAATAAAGCAATTTGTGCAATTGACTTTGGTGGAGATAAAACTAGCACAGCAGGCGATTTCACTGTGGTTTTCCCTAGTGCGACTGCAACTGGTGCGATTATTCGTTTGGCGTAAATTTTAAAGTTTATGGTAAACTTTTATGACAATAAAAGAGTTTACTTATGCCTTTAGCAAAATTTAATTTCAAAGCAGGAATCAACAAAGAAGAGACTGATTACTCAGAAGAAGGTGGTTATGTTGATGCTAATTTAATTCGTTTTAGAAGAAATCGACCTGAAAAAATTGGTGGTTGGCTAAAAGCTAATGCTAACGCTTTTTTAGGCATAGCTAGAGCTTTACATCAATGGGTTAGTCTTGGTGGCACCAAATATCTCGGACTAGGAACTACACTTAAATATTACATAGAAAGAGGTAGTGTGTTTAGTGACATTACTCCTATTAGAAAAACCAGTACCAATTCAATAACTTTTAGTGCAACCAATGGCTCTGCTACTATTACTGCTACTGATTCAAGTCATGGTGCAGTACAAGGAGATTTCGTTACTATTAGTGGAGCAGTTTCTTTAGGTGGTTTAATTACAGCATCAGTCTTAAACACAGAACATCAAATTGTCACTGTACCCACAGCCAATACTTACACTTTTGTGGCATCAGCCACAGCAAATGCAAGTGATTCAGGCAATGGTGGATCAGGTGTAGATGGGTCATATCAAATCAATGTTGGCTTAGATGACTATGTGCAAAACACTGGTTGGGGTTCAGGAGCTTGGAGTGCAGGCACATGGAGTGCTGAAAATTCTTTAAGTATTACCAATCAATTGCGTTTATGGTCGCATGACAACTTTGGTGAAAACCTGTTAATTAATGTTCGTGGTGGTGGTGTTTATCAATGGACAGAAAACGATGGTTTAACTACTAGGGCTGTGGCTTTGTCAGATATATCAGGAGCAAACAAAGCTCCTACTGTAGCCTTACAAGTCTTAGTTTCAGAAACAGACAGACATGCCATTGTTTTAGGTGCTGATCCTATTACAGGTGGCAATCGAACTGGTGTGGTTGATCCTATGTTAATTGCTTTTTCTGATTCAGAAAGTGCAATTGATTGGAACCCCACCAATACTAATTCAGCAGGATCGTTGCGTTTATCAAGTGGTTCACAGATTGTAGGTGGTATAAAAGCAAGACAAGAGGTGCTCATTTGGACTGATACCAGTATTTACAGTATGCGTTTTATTGGTGCTCCATTGGTTTTTTCTGTTAATTTAATTAATGAAGGAGCAGGATTACTTGGACCTAAAGCCTTTGTAAATGCACCAAGTGGTGTATTTTTTATGAGCAAACAAGGATTTTATTTTTACAATGGTGCTATACAAAAACTACCATGTACAGTGCAAGAATATGTGTTTGAAGACCTTGACCTATCTCAGGCTTACAAATGTCATGTAGCTTTAAACTCAGAGTTTTCAGAAGTTTGGTTCTTTTATCCATCCATTGATGATGACACAAGAGAAATTTCAAGATACGCCATATACAATTACGAAGAAAACTCATGGTCAATTGGCTCATTGGTAAGACATGCTTGGATCGATGGTGGCATACAAAACACTCCACAAGCTACTGGTGTATCGTCAAGTTCTTACTATTTATACAACCACGAATTAGGTTTTAACGATGACACTGAGCCGATGGACAATGTTTTTATACAATCTGCTGACTTTGATATAGGTGATGGTGACTCATTGGCGTTTGTAAAACGCATCTTGCCTGATGTCAAATTTGTTAATGAACAAGGCACTTCACCTGATCCTGCGATAAACATAGTATTAAAGAATCGTGATTTTATGGGTGAAAGCCTAACCACAGACTCTACATCACAAATTAAATCTAATACCAACAAAGCAGATGTAAGAGCTAGAGGTCGTCAATTTGTGCTTAGATTTGAGTCAGATGATGATAATAGTGCTGATGATAGAAAAGATTACAAATGGAGGGTGGGTAACACTAGGCTAGATATACAGCCATCAGGTCGTAGAGGATCATGACAAAACTCTTGGTTACAAGGTTGCCTTTGGCTGAAGGCACTGATGTAACACCTGAGCTTTTCAATCGTTTAATAAGAATATTAGAGATTAACTTAGACAATGTTGATCCTGATAGAATCCCTAGTTTTAACGCTACAGAGATTTCTGAATTGCAATTTGCAACAGGTAGTATAATATTTAATACTACAAACTCTATACATCAAGCGTTTGATGGTACTAGGTTCAGAGACTTGTACAGTCATCAAACCTATCCAACAGGATTAGGTGCTACAATGAGTGTAGGAGCAGTAACAGTTACAATAGGTTAATTATGGCTATAAGCGAACAATTACAACAAAGAATCAACAATTTAACTCAGGGCATGGGTGCTACATCCAACAAAGAAATGGAAATGTTAAAGGATGCTAGTCCTAGCAACATGCAATTTGATGTCGAAATAGATGGAAAGAATCGTCAATTTGGTTTTGATAGCCAACCTGATGAACAAGCCATGCAAATGTTAAGAGATAGATTAGGCGTTATCTCAAACAGAGAAATGGAAATGTTTAGAGATGCTGTTCCTAGCATGGGCACAATGGGTGGTGGTGACGAAACCCAACAAGCCATAGCTTCTTTACAACAAGAACTGCAAATGTCTACCGATCCTGAAGAAGCTGAAGGATTGGGTCGTATGATTGCTAAATTATCAGCAAGCATGATGGCACCTTTAGGTGGTGTAGCAAAACAAGTAGCACAAGCAGGTGGTGGTGAAGACACAGCTTTGGCTCATGTACGACCGGGTGAGATTGTATTGCCTCCTGAAATGATGGAAGACCCACAGTTTGAAATGATGGTTGAAGAGAAGTTCAATCAATTAGGTATTAACCCTGAAGAAGCTGTAGTAGGTATGGGTATTGCTAGTCTAAACCAATCAACAGGACTAGAAGAGTTTGGTTTCTTTAAAAAACTAGGCAAAAAACTAGGCAAGGTAGTTAAGAAAGTAGCTCCAATAGCTATGCTAGTGCCGGGCGTTGGTACTGCTTTAGGTGGTGCTTTAGGTGGTTTAGGTGGTCTAGCAACCAAAGGTTTAGCAAAAGTTGGTCTAGGTGGCTTAGGAAGTGCTCTTGGCAGTGTTGGAAGCACAGTCATGGGTGGCATAGCAAATGCAGGAATACCGGGCTTATCTTCTATAGCAGGTGGTACAGCAGGTGGTTTTGGTAGCATAGGCAAAGGTCTAGGTTCTTTAAAAGGTTTAGTAGGTGATGGTCCTTTAAGTGGATTCCTTGGTGGTGGTCAACAACCAACCATTGAAGAAGTTGGTGCAGGTGATCCAATGGCACAAGTTAGGATTGACAGACTAAGATCAGAAGGCATGTCTGATGCACAAATTATGGAAAACTTAGTCCAATCAGGCTATGCCCAACCACAATCACAAGGCAATTTTAATTTAGGCAGAGCTCTTACAGGTGGAACAGGAAGAACTCCTGACATGATTAAATCAATTGAAGATCGTATCAAAGGTCAAGGTGGTAGCATGTTTGGTGGTGGTCAAGGTGGTGGACTTGGTGCATTAGGCACAGCAGGACTGTTAGGTTTAGCAGGTTCTTTGGGAAAAATGGCTTACGATGAAACCAAAAAAGACTCAGGCGTGCCATTAACTCCTTTAAATACAATGAACGCGGCAGGTAGATTTAACTTAGAAGCAGAAATAGCTCGTAGAATGGGTCAACAAGCACCTAATCCAGTAGAGTTTGGTTTATTGCCACAGAACACTATGCCTGAACTATCAGGTGGTCAAGCAGTACCTACAGGCATGATGATGGGTGGTGAAGTGATGATGCCGATGGAAATGGCAGAAGGTGGTTCTTTGCCTAATAAAGGCTTAGAAGCTCTTAACAGAGTCGCTCCTGAAGTTGTAGATCGAATGGGTTACAACATGGGTGGTTATGTCATGCCAATGCAATATGCAGAAGGTGGCAATGTAGCCATGGAAGACTTTGAAAGAAAAAATGGCATGATTAATGGAATGGGCACTGAAACCAGTGACGATGTACCTGCGATGTTATCTGATGGCGAGTTTGTCATGACAGGACAAGCTGTAAGAGGAGCAGGTTCGTATCAATTAGAACAAGGTGATGGTGGTATTCTTAACCTTATCCCATCGTTAGATGAAGACAGAGAGCGTGGTACAGAACTTATGTACAACATGATGGAGGTCTTTAGCAATCGTGCAAACGCAAGCTAATAAATAATAATGGGAATATTTGACAACCTAAGAAATTCAATAAGCAAAAGACAAGCGATGCTTGGTCGTGAGTCAAACGCATACAAGCCACAATCAAGACCTGCTCTTATGCCACGAACATTGCCAAACATACCAAGAGGCATAGGCAGTATTCCAAATATACCTAGTTTAGAAAATTTTGATTTTTCTAAGTTGCCACAAGGTTTTCCACCTATAAACTTGCCACAGGTAAACCCTCTTCCTGCTTTTGTAGATAACATTTCTCCACAAATGCCTACAGTCAGCCCACCACCTGATGTAGTTTTTGACCCAATTGTGCAAGCACCTGTAATGCCTACTGCTCCTGCACAACCAGTTGCACCTGTACAACAGCCTCTAGCACCCTACACAGGTGGCAATAATCCTGCTCCATATGTAAGCAATCAATTAAGAAACGAGACAGGCTTAGATGCTTTAAGCCAACAATTACTCTTTGGTTTAGATGGTAAAGGTGGATTTATACCCGGTGCTATGCGAGCTGCTGAACGCTCATTCTTTAATCCTGATGGCACACCAAGAGTTGTAGAACAAAAAGTTGCAGACTTAACTCCTGACCAACTTAGAGCTATGGAGATGGCAAGAGAAGCCACTGGCATACAAGAT